AGATCGGCCAGCGGTCCCACGGCAACGGTCCGCCAACGCGGGTCCCGCTGGACGAACACCTGGCCCTGCAACGCCCCGGCCAGTGCCGCCAGCGCCAGCCACTTCCTCATCGAGCGCCTCCTAGCGGCCTTCCACCGTGATCGAGTACGCGATGCCCCTCACGCCGGAGTGCCGGCGGTCTAGATGATCGCGATCTCTTCCCAGGCCATGTAGCCGGAAATGACGTGGGTGGTCCCGACCGCGTGCGCCGACACCACCAGAGCCGCGCCGGGCGGCACAACGATGAGTCCACCGACGTCTTCGTCGATGCTGTAGACTCCGGCGCCGGCTGCCACAGCCGCCAACCCTCCCAGTGGCCGCAGCATCACCGCTACCACGGTTTGGGCGACAACTTGCGCGTTCAGCGTCCGAGTGACCGATCCGGCCGCCAGCAGGGTGAGCAGGTTCGTGGGCACTCCGCCGATTCCAGCCACGATCCCGGAAGGAGCCGCGATGTAGTCGAGATAGAACGGCCCCCCGGGCGTTCCCGAGACCGTCGCAATCCCGATCTTCAGCACCACCAGGTTCTTCCCTGAAGTCGCCGGGTTGAAGACCCCCAGCAAGGAACGGCCCGTGGTTGCGGGCAGCGGAGAAATGTCCGTCGTCACCGTCACGGTCGCCGACTTCACCGCTGTGATGAAGCAGTTTCCCCGCAGGACGGCCTCCGTGTATCGGCCGTGTGCGTCGGTGACGACCTGGGCTCCGGTCTTGTCGCCGCGCAAAAACGTCAAGTTACCGTCCGCAATCGCCTGCGGTCCGATTCGCATGTCAAGCATCTGAGATGTTCTCCTTCCTCTTGGTCGATCTGCCTTTAGTCGTCGTCCACCTCGCAACTGAGCGAGTAGGTGTAGCTGGAGGCATCGCCGTGCTTCACCAGAACGTCCCACTGGTTCGGCAGCCAGTCATTCACCCGCTCGAGAACGCACCCGAACGGGTCGGGCAAGGGACCGGGGCGCATCTCGTAGACGTACAGGCCCGTCTGGGTCACCGGCGCCACTCCCCCGGTGGTCATCTGGAAGGTCTGGCCGGACACTGGGTCGTATCCGCGAATCACCGGCCGCAGGCCACCCGACCCACTCGCCGCCGTCACATTGAGATACAGGCGGACGCGCATGCTCCGCCTGTCGGCCTGGACGGGGCTGGCGGTATCCGCCAGCCGCGCGCCGCTGGCCAGTAAAACTCGACATCCCTTGAGCGCCATTTGCTCCTCCTACGCGGTTTGGCCGCAGCCTCTCCTGTAGAGTCCGGGCCCGGCGCTACGGAATGCGCGTCAAACTGACCCGCACCGTCACGCCGTCCACGGCGGTCAGCGTGCCGGTCGGCACCACGCCCAAGGCGTCGCCGATGGCCAGTTGCAGGTTCGCCGCAGTGCCGTGCAGCGTGCCGGCCTGGTTCGTGTCCGCCGTCGCCTTCAGGCTCAACCCCGCGCTGAGGACGTCCGTGCCCGCGGCCTTCGCCGTCCCGGACGGCACCTTCTTCACCATCAGCGTCACTGCGCCGCCGTCCGTGCCCAGTACCGCGTGCCGCTCGACCACCGCGGTGACTTGGTACGCTGCATCCGCGATGAAAAACAGGCCATCGTAGTCCGTCGCCGCCGCACCCGCTAGCGTGTTGAACACGGCCAGTTGCGTCTTCGGCACGACCGCAATCGTGCCCTCGATCTGTGTGACTCCTCTCGTCGCCACTGTTCACCTCTCTCTTGGGGGAGGGGCCCCCTTCGGGCCCCTCCGCGGTTTCAGTTGCCAGTTTGCCGGCGGCTTACGCCCCCGGCGTCCCGTACACGCCGTAGAAGCTCGACCAGCCGCTCGAGCAGCGGTACCACATCGCCGTCTTGATGCTTCGGCTGTCGAAGTCCACTTCGTGGACCGTGTTGGGCTTCTCGCGCCAGTAGAACCGAAGTTCGGTGTCCTCCGGCTCCGCCTGGATGAACCAGGCGTCGGGATCGGTCAGGTAGTCCCACACGAAGGCGTCTTCGAACCCCGGCATCCCCGAGCGGTTCTGGAACGCGTTGATCGACCGGTTGGCCGTGTCGCTGCGCGTCGGACTCTTCAGGATCTCAGCCGCCGCGAACTCCAGTTCCGGCGGAATGATCAGCCTCCGAGGCCGCACCCGGATCTTCTTCGCGGAGGGGTCTTTCATCCTCCGGAAATCCGTCAGCGCGATCTCGAGCGAGCTGATATCCAGATCAGCCGCCGAGGTCAGGCAGTTCTGTTGGACTAGCCCGCTCTTCACCATCGGGTGACTGAGCGAGAACAACGGTTGGCCGTCCGGACCCACGTAGGCGCCCCCGGCGAACCCGTTGATAAAGTGCGAGGCGACGGCCAGTTCGACCGTCTCCTTGGCGCTCCTGCCGAGCTCGCTGGCCAGTTTCTGGATGATGGCGAACCGGTCGTCATCGACCATCACTCGCGTCATCCGGAAACCCAGCCCGTACTGCTCGTGGAGGTAGGTCTTGTCGAATCCCGGCACCGCGGTGTCGTAGTGCATCGGGCCGCCTTCGGGAATCTGCACGAAAGTCCCGAGCCCGGCGATCTCCGTAGTCTGTTCGATCGACTTGCCGGAGCTCATCATCCGAAAGACCTGGGTGTATTGCGGAGGGAAGCGGTCGTAGCGCTGGAAGATCACTTCGTCCAGCGCCGGCAGCATGGATGCCAGGAAGAGGTCGGGAAATTGTGCTCGTATTAACATGACTCAATTGCCTCCTAGACCCCCACCGCGTCGCTCGCCATGCGGTGCTTGTTGATCAGGACCTCGAGGCGCACGTTCGCCCCGTAGGCGTTCTCCTCGACGCGCAACCTGCCGAGCAGGTGAACGTCCAGGGTCGCGGTCTCGGCCTCGGTCGCCGAGTCGATCTCGTGAGCGCTTTTGAGGGCCACCGCGTCGCCGGCGCCGTAGAGCAGGTTCGCGTTCAGGCCCATGTCGGCTTCGAGCAGCGAGCCGTCCGCCTGCCCCTCGAAGACCTGGTCCGGCCCGACTACCACCAGGTGCTTGGTGGCGGCGGCGTAACTGGCCACGCAATGCACCAGGTTGACCCCGGAGATTCGAGTGGTTCCCGGCGTCGCCGGGATGGTGATTGTGTGGTCGTTGATCCGTCCGACTACGTCGCCCCTGTAGAGCGCGGTGCCGTAGGCGGCGGCCCGAGTGAATTCCTCCAGAACCATGGCCCCCCCGAACAGGGAATACACGGGAAGCAGTCCGTGGGGGTTGTCAACGTTCGCCATGAAAGACAGTCCTCCAGTTCGTCAATTCCGCGGGAACTACTTGGAGGGCTTACTCTTCCACGCCCGGCTACGGGTCCGTAACCGGATCGCGGCTGTTGCCGCGGTGCATTCGCAGACCAACGGAAGCGGTACGAGTGCGGTCTCTCGAATCGCGCAGCACATCGTGGGGACGCAGGGGCGCGAGCCCCACAGCTTTCCCGTCCGCGATGAGCTTTTCCTGCTGCTCCTGGAGCAAAGCCTCAGACTCGCGCAACTGAGCATTCCCTTCTTCGCGGTAGTGCTCGTTGCGCCTTTTGGCGAGGGCCTTGGGCATGCGCGCCAAGGTCATCCCGCCCACTTTGATTAACTCGCCCTGTTCGTCGCGGCACGGTTCGAACCCGCGCATCCCGCGGCGTTTCACCACCGTGTCCGACAGCAACTTGTGCGTCATATCCGGGCGCGGATCGCCGTCGCGCGCCACGGCTTCTGCTATCGGATCCGGAGCCGACCATGGCTCGATCAGGTCCTTGGCCGCCGCCTCGCGCGCCTCGATCTGCCTGGCGAACCCGTCCCTCACACTGACCCGATGGCCTTTCTTGTGCGGTTTCGCGTTCTCTTCGTCAATGCCCTCGTCGGTGAGTCGATGCGGAATCGCGTGCTCGAGGTGTGTCGGCACGGGTTTCCCCTGCACGGTCCTCGCCTTCACGGGCGTCCCTTTCGGGTCTGCCGTGGGGCCGGCTTCAACCGGCCGCTTTGTCTTCTTCATCCCCATCCTCACTGCCTGGGCAGGCCGGAGATTCTTACCCCGGCTTTCGCCCGTTTCCGGTAGGCCTCCTCGGAGACCCCCAGCCGGCCCGCGATCCTCTTCTGGAGTGGGCTCAGATCATCGCTGGGCTCCGCCTCACGCGCCGGTCGGCGGCCTCGACTGCCGGCCTGCGCCCGTACCCGCTCGATGCGATCGTCTTCATTCTCGTGTTCATCGGCTGCGGCCCGGTCGTCGCTGTAGTCCCGGTCGTCGTCCTGGTCGCCCTCTGGTTCCCGCCGGCGGTCGCCGGAGGGTGCCTTCTTGCCCGTTCCCAGGTCCTTCTCCGCCAACTCCGCCGCCAGTTCCATCAGCATCCCCGACTCCCGAATCCCCTTGTTCCCCTTGAGCTGCTCGTACCGCTTCGCGGTCGCCGCGAAGAACTCGCTCTTCTCATCGCCCAGCTCCGGAAACCTGCCCAGCAGCCGGGCATCCTGCGTGATCTGCCCGCGCGTCCGCTCGATCTTCTGGTCGATCTCCTCGACTCGGGCGTACCCGAGCTTCCGGAGGACTCTGTCGAGCCCCTTCGCCCCGTCGCTGGTGAGCGCTTCGATGACGTCGATCTCCTCCTCCGCCGGCGCGCCCGTGGCACCGGCTTCAGCCGGTGGATGCTCCTGCCTCTGGCCGGCGCGTGCCACCTCGCTCCAGTGCCGTTCCGAGGCCTCGAGTTCCCCGATCCGGCCCCTGGCTTGCCTCAGTTCCCGGCGCAGCGCCTTCGCTTCGCGCGTCGCTGCATCGCCCTCGGGTTTCTTCTCCTTGTCCGGTTCGCCCTCGCCGGCCGCTTCGACCTCCACCACCGCTTCAGGTTCACCCTCCGCGCCGGGTTCCGCCAGGAAAGTCACCTCTCCCGCGTCGCGGTCTGATTCCTTGTCCTTCGCCACTAGCGCCTCCTACAGTCCTTTGGCCCGTCCGTAACGGGTCGCTCGATACAGATCCAGCCGCTTGCGTTCGTATGCGTCCGAGCACGCGCCGCACAGGAGCTGGTAGATCCCATCCTTCGGCTGCACGAACATCCTCACGTTCTCCCCCGGCGTGTCCCGCCGCAGGTCCTCCCAGGTTCGCCGGCAGGGTCCCTGGCATCCCGGCGGCGCACACCCGGCCAGCACGGCCAGCGCCGCCCGGTGCCAGTAGTAGCAGTCCCAGCAAGGCGCCACCGCCGGCGGTCCGACAAATTCCCGCGGGTCCCGCCACTTCGAGCAGAATCGGCATCGCAGCCGCGGCCGTAGAATAGGCATCCTTGCCTGTTCCCTACGTCGGCAGCGCCTGAACCACGCTTCACCGCCGCTTCCGGCTGGCCTTCGTGTGCTCCGGCAACGATTTCATGCTCCTGCCGTGCATCTTCTCGACCACCTCGCGGGCGTAACCCTTCCTCATCCCGCTGTCCTTCGCCTTCCCGGCGACCACCGCGTGCGCCAACCGCACCTCAGCTCTCGACCTGGGCATGGTGCTTCCTCTCTTTCCTCTGCTCTCGCGCCCGAATCTCCTGCGCGAGTATCCCTGGCACTTCGAGCACCCGCCGCAGCGCCGCCAACTGGCCCTGCGCGCGGTACAGTTCGGGCCCGGCGTCCTGGATCTCAAGCTGCGCCTGCGCCTGCGTAGCCATCTCGGCGATCCGGGCCCCGATCATCTGCCACCCGCGCGTCTCAAGGGTCTGGCGCAGGTGCTCGAGATCCACCCGGTCGGCGGGTATCCGGATCCTCATGGCTCCCCTTCCGAGCCGCGACCGTCAGGGAGCGGTTGCCCGCCGCCGCCGCCTTGCATCCCCGCCAGCAGACCTTGCATCTGCTCGGGCGGCACCGCCGCCCCGGGGACCTGCCCCGGCCCCGCCACGCCCTTCAGCGACTCCACCAGGCGCTCCATCAGGGCGCCCATCAACTTTTTCTGTTGCCACTGCTGCATATGATCGAGCGTGTGGCTGACCATCGTGTGGAAAGCGCCCTCGTCGCGCTGCGGATCCACTCGCGCCTCGCGTACCTGCTTGTTGTGGTCGAGCAGGTGCAACTCGTCGTTATCCTCCGGGTGGACCGGGATCTCCTCGCCCTGGAGCGCCATCGTCCACTCTTCCCGGGGGTTCTTGGGCAGACCCATATCCGGGGGCTCCGGGATCAGGTCGCAGAACCGCTCGTCGCCAAACGCCCGATGTACCTCCTGGGTGATCCGGTAGAGCGCTCGCGGGTTCTGGGCCACCAGCGGGTTCTGCAGGTCGAGCTGGTACAGCGCCAGTTGGCGATCTCGCTTCGCCTCGCGCGCCCAGTAACTCGTGGCGAACCGGATGTCGAAGTCGTACCGGCCGCCGCGTTCCTGCTGGGTCATTTGCGCCCCGCCGTTTTTGGTCTCGAACAACCCGCCAGCGTCCTCCTCGGTCACCCGGAAAAACACCGAGTCCGGCGCGTACATCGAATCCAGCAGCCAGACCCGCGCCGCGATCGCCGCCCAATCCTCGCGCAGGCAGGCGATGTCGAGACTGGCCCTGATGTTGCCCTCTTCCAGCAGCGCCAGGGTCTGGCGCGCCGTCCTGGGAGCGTTCGGGCGATCGCTCGCCCGGCCCAGGTTCATTTCTGTCCGACCCGTCAGCCGCTCAGCATGGGCCAGATAAGTTTGCACCGCCATGACCGGGTACTCGAGGTTCGCGCGGACCTCGATCGCCCTGACACTGGACGGGTCCGCAGTCGGAATCGCCTGTCCCGGTTCGTAGGGTGTGGTTTCCGGGTCGTAGCCCTCCCCTGGTCGATAGAAGAGTACCGGCCAGACCGAAAGTTGGCCAGCTTCCGTCCCCAGATTGTGGGCCACTGACGCCCCCGCCTCGACCTTCTCGAGGAGTTCACCAAAGGATGGGCACCAGTAACTTCCATCGCGGACTAACGCGCTCTCGACGAACGGCCGGCGTTGCGCCATCAGCGGGTACATCTCGGCCAGGTCCTGGACCCCGATCACCCGGTGCAGATCGGGCTGGTACCGCACCACCAGTTCACTCTCGAACCGCTCGCGGCCGCCCAAGTTCCCCGCGCTAGCGTCCTTCCGGCCTTTCAACCGCCGCCACTTCCCGTACCATTCCCAGATACGCACGGCGCCGCGCGCGCTCAAGTTACTCTCGCGGTTCACTCCCTCCGCGAGGTCCAACTCGCGCTTCAACTCGTCGCCCTGCCAGTCCCGGTCCCTGCGCTGCTCGCCCAGCTTGACCAGCTCCTCGAACAGGTCCTCAATGCCCTGGTACAGGACGCCGTCCGCCCGCAGGAGCGCGTCCGGAGTGTCCTGGTACTTGCGGAGCACGAAACTGAAATCGTGAATGGTCTCCGCGTCCTCCCCCGGCACGATCAAGTCGTCTGGTTGCAGCGGCTCGAACCCTGGCCCTTCGTAATCCAGCAACTCGACTTCCCCGCCATCCTCAGTAGGCGCCCAGAAAGTCTCACGCCGCCACGGCGCGTAAGCGTGCGCCCGGCCGAAGAGGATTCTACGAAAACTGAACGCACAGGCCTTGTGCCGAATCCGCATCGACTGGAACAGCCGCCACCACGTGTATAGGGCAACCTTGCGCACCTGACGCTGGTCAGAGGGCCCCGTGGGTTTGGCGACGATCTCCGAATCGTCGCCAAACAGCGCCGCAAACTCGTTCGCCCACTCGCTGAAGACATGCCACTGGGTCATGGGCACGCGAAAGTTCGGGACATCCTCCTCGCCGGCGATCGGCTCGTCGGTCAAGTCGCGCCAGCGGCGCAGGTATCGCCGGAACCGCTCGATCCGCGCGTCGTGATCGCTCCGGGCCGCGTGGTAGTCTTCCTGGATCCGGTCCGCCAACCGCCCCAACTCGTTTCGCGAGAAGGCGAGTTGCCGCCCATGCGCCCGTCGAATCGAGGACCCGTTCATTCCGTGTCGCCTACTTGGCCTGAGTCTCGAATGGACCGGTCTTCTTCAGCGCCTCAAGTTGCCGTTCGATCGCCCCGTCCACTACCCTGTCCAGCACCTCGACGGGGATGCCCTCGAACGAGGGATCCTCACGCAGGGCCTCGATCACCGTGCTCTTGACCACGTCTTTCTTGACCGCCCCGGTGCCGCCGCCGAACACGCGCTCGACCGCTTTGATCAGCTCGGTAAGTCCCGGCAGAAGTCCGGCCATGAGACCGATAATTCGCAGAAACAGTTGCATCGTTTCCTCTCCTGTCACTTGTTCTTGTCCGGCGCCCGCCCGCGCGGCATGACCTCCAACCGGCGCGGCCCGGTCAGACTCTCCTCGATGTACTTCGGACGCTCCGGCAGCGGCACGTGCTCCTCGACCGCGCTGAGTGGCACGGAGGACAGTTCCAGGTACAGTTTCTTCCCCAGCCGGTCAAACAGCTTCCCGGCGTCCTTGATCGTGCGCTTGTTCTGGCAGGCGCCAACCACCGCCACGTACCGTGTGCCGTCGAATGTCGCCGACGCCGTGGCCTTCAGCCCCTTCGCCCACCCCAGAATCGTTTCGCGGATGGCCGCTGCCCGCTTCCCTAACGGCGCCGCCGCCGCGATCCGCTTTTGGAGGTCGCCTAATTCGTCGATCAACTCCGCCGCTGTCGGCGTTTTCAAAGGTTCCTGTTTCATCTGCTACGCTCCTGCGCCCATCACCTGAAGCTGCATCGAGGTTGGCTTGGCGATTTGTTCCCGATCCACGAAGTGGCCCCGGTAGTAGTCCCCGGTGGGGTAGACCGCGTACGGCTTCATCTCCAGGTAGGCTCGCCCCAAGCTGTTCTCGATCCGATAGACGGCGTGAAAGAAGTTCCCGCGATCGACGTGCGGAAAACCATCCACGCCGGCCGCGCGTGCCATCCGAACCCAGCGCGCCAACAGCGGCAGGCAGTCCCGCCACTCCATCTCGCACAAGAAGTGCAGGCGAAACACCTGGAACTCGAAATCATTGAGCAGTCGCCGGGCGATCAGGACGAAATCCGCGCAAAACTCGGCGTCTTTGTTCCCGAAGTTGAATCCCATGCGCCGGCAGACCTCGGCCCTACTGGCGCGGTACAACCAGAGTCCCACCGCCTGAGCGTACCGATACCGGCCCAGCGCTCCCCGGAACGCCGACCGCAGCGCGCACCCGCACAGGACGGCCTCGGTCCGGCCTTGATAAGTCCCCAGACCGTGGCACTGGGCGCACCCGCGCCGTGCGTTCCCCAGCGCGACCCCTCGCATCTCGTCCGTCATAGCCTGATCGTCGGCGCCCGTTGCCCGGTGGTAATTCGTCGGCGACGGCCGTACCGGACTGCACCCCCGACCGCGCTCCGTGGCGGCGCTGGCCGCTTCAGCCCCAACAACCGCGCATCCGCCGGCGGTTGCTCCAGCCCCACCACCCCCAGGCCGAGCGCAAACACCTCGTCGTCGTGACAGCCGGCTTGCGCCGCCGGCTTCCCCGACGGATGGACCACGAACGTCCGGCACTCTGCCAGCGTGTTCGGATCCCGGATCACCACCGCCAACTCCCGGATCGCGGTGTCCAACTTGCTCACCAGTTGGAGCCGGGTGACCGTGGTGGTCAGCCACCCGAGGTGCGACAGAACGTTGTGCGCTTCCGGCGCGTATAGATCGTCCGGCTGCGGCTGCCGATGGTAGATCAAGGCCGGCGGATAACCCTGATGTTGAAGTTCCGTGAGGAGCGCCAACCCGGCGCCGTTCGCCTCCGGCACCACGAAGGCCCAGTTGTACCAACGGGCCAGGAGTGCGAGGTAAACTCCCGCGGGCGACGGTTCCAGGCGAGCGCGTAACTTGCAGACCTGCTCCCCGGTGTCCCGGTCCAGGACAGAACACACCGTGTAGTCCCGATCCGACGCCCCGACCGCCTGTGGTCCCACCGCGTCGATGCCTTCCGCCACGTCCACCCCGATGACGTACAGGCGCTCCCGGCCAGGCTTCTTGTAGAGCGTCACGACGCCGCCGCGCTCCTTCGGCATGAACTGGATGTGCGTTTTGGGGCCGAGCGCCACCTCCTCGAGCTCGCCCACCGGGGCGTCCCGAATGATCGGCATCCGCGCCAGGTGCTGGTGACTGAACCGCGGCCGCCCGCTGAACAGGAACGCCTCTTCCGGGCACCCTGGGTACTCCTGCCTGAAGGTGTCCGGGTTGTTGTCGCACTTGTTCCGGATGCACCACCGCCGCCAATGGAGTTGCTCGAGGCTCAGCCCGTACCGCTCGGCCAGCTCGTATTCCTCGTCGGTCAGCGACCGCTGGAACTGGTCCGCCGGCACGTCCAGGGCGCGCCGGTACTCCGGATGCTCCCACCACCCGCAGAAGATCGCCGTCCACTCGCATTCGCCCACTGGGTCGTTCGCCCGTTGCCAGAGCTGGTAGAACTCGTTGCCGATGCCGTTCGCCGTGCTCTCGACGACCACCATGGTCTCCGGATCGTCGGGCACCGACTGCATCAGGGCAGCCATCAGCGTCCGGGCATCCCGCCAGAACGCGAACTCGCTCAGGTGCAGGTACCGCAGCGAGAACGCGCGGCCCTTCCGCACGTTGTTCGCGGTCGAGACCTTGATGTACGACTTGTTCGCCCAGCGCAGGATGCCCCGGTTGTCCTGCTTGAGCTTCGGTAGGCCGATCACGCCGCGGAACGGCTGATAGGTGTCCTGGAAATGCTTGTAGTAGCCGAAAATTTCCGCCGCCGCATCCAGGTCGTGGGCGACCACCATCCCCTTCTGGCCGGCGTTGAACGGAATTTCGTGGAAGAACCGCGCCGCGGTCGCCGTCGAGACGAAGACCTGCCGCGCCTTCAGGTAGATGATCCGGATCGGCCGGCGCTTCGCCCGGAGGTCCTCGACCGCCAGGAGCAGTTTCTCCGGCGCCGGCGCGAACGTGTAGGGGATGACGCGCCCCTGCTTGTCCTGGACGGAGAGACACTCCTCCGCAAAGGTGCGGTGAACCTGGAAGTCTCGGTAGGCCTCGGCCAGCGCTGCCCGCGTGAGTGGCACTACTGTACTGTCGGCGCCCGTGGGATAGGCTTCAGCCTGTCGCCGTCCGGGAGTATCCGGCCTGCTCGAGCGCTCGGCGCATACGCACCAACATCCGCTTGTTGAGTTGGCAGGCTCGGCTCTCGTTCACCCCGAGCGCCCTGCCTGTAGCCTTCAGGAATAGACCCTCGCCGTAGTAGAGCCGCGCCAACTCCCGATCCCGCGCCGGCAACGTCGCCAACGCCCTGGCGACTAGCGCGCGTTCTTTCTGCCGATCCAGGTCATCATCCACGGTCGGGTACTCAACTGCCCCCGACGACCCAACACCGATCCGGGGTGCGAGTTCCTCAGCGTAGTGCGACCGCCGGTAGTGATCCCACACGGCTCCACGCACCCGCCGCCAGGCGTAGCACGGGAAAGGGACGCCACGCGCCGCATCGTACGTCTCCGCCACCTGTAGGAGGGCCACCAAGGCCCAGGCCTCCAGATCGTCCAACTCAATCCACGGCGGCATGCGCCGCTTGACGCTCAGCGCGACCAACCGGGCCAGCCCACGGTACCGGACTACCAGTTCGTTACGCTCGTCGAGGTCCACCGCGGTTGCCTCGCTCGAAGACGGCTCGGAGGCGATCCATGGTGAGGAGGGTCGGATCGCTCGGCTGATCGCCGCCGGTTGGGACCCGTGCCTGCCCGGCGGTGACTAACTCAATCAACCGCTTCACCGCTTGCAGACGTGCGTAGTGGTCAGGCCCCAGATCTACGGTGTCGCCCTCCTTGGTGGCCACTACCTTGGTCGCCTGGAGCCCGTCTCCAATGACCTCGACCGCGCGCGCCACCAAGCCGCGCAGCGCCGCGTGGTGCTCGGCCAGGAATGTGGCCAGCTCGACCTGTGTCTCCGGCTGCTGCGCCTCGCGCGACGCCCACTGCCGCGAGATGCCGGTCTCACGTGCAACCTGCGCGACGGCCTTGCCTGCCACGAGCCCCGCCGCGATCTTGCGCCGCCTGGCCGTGGTACGAGCCTTCGCCGGCCGTGAGATCTTTTTCGGCACGCCACCATACGTCGTCGCGAGCCGACGACGCCTTCAGACCTCTGCGGGCTGGTGCGCCCACGCCCGCAGCGCATCCCCACATCCCTCTATAGGAGAAGTATAGGCGAAAACCCACGCGGGTGGGTGGGTTGCCGGAACGCCCACTCACCCACTGGATGTCCTTTCTTCTGAATTCTGTATCAATAATGATGGGCCCCCTCTAGACGGGTACTCCGGTCTCGGTTCAACCAGGACCCCAGTGCTGGTGTCCGGAAATGAACACCAGTACCCCAGTGCAGGTGTCCACCCCGACTAAAAATACTTCTTGACAGCCCTCGCAGTTTTGCGCTTAAATCAGAAACATGCGGGCACCTCTAACCCTGGCTGAGGCTGCCCGCACCTTACGCACCGGTCGGCCCCGCTCCCGCGTACGCGAGGCCGCTCGCCTCCTGAAGTCAGCCGTCCGCCACTGTCGGGGCGGCCGGCCTCGCACCCGCAAGCACCTCATCGGTCGCTACTGCGAGTGCCCTGATTGTCGTCTGCGCCGCAAGACGGCTCTGAAGCCCAAACCCCCGGCCTAAGCGGGTTCCAGAGTATCTGTTATCGGAAGTCGCAGGCCGGGAGAAGGAGAATGGGCCCGTGGCATCGCCAGCCCGGAAGCCGCTTGAGGCCGTGTCTGAGCGCCGACCGACAGGGCTTCCGGACTGGCTGCATGACTTCACGGCCTTCCCCCGTGATTTCTTCAAGCGGGCAGCCCCAAGGTTGACCCATGGGGCCCTGCTCTGTTTCTGCATCGTGCAGGAGGAGACCATCGGCAAGCCACGCGCTCGTGGCACTCCTCCGCCGGAGATTTCGGAGCCGATCACCGAGACGGAGTTCGCACAGTGGACCGGTCTCACGGTTTGGGGCATCCGGAAGGCGCTCCACGAACTCGACGATCTCGGCCTGATCCGCCGCCGGAAGCGTGGCCGCGAGTACTGCTACGCTGTCGAGCCCACCCGCCTGTTCACTCTCCCTCAGCGAGCCCGCCGCAGCCTGGACCGCACCGCTAAGCCGGCGACCGTCGAGCCGATCCCGATTCGCCTGACCTGTCCACTGGGTGCCGAGTGCCCTGTCTCAGAGGTCTACGACGCTCCAGACGGCCTCACCAACAGCACCCGTGACGCGGGCGAACAGAAGGCGAAGGATACAGGGACTCCGGTACCCGTATCCTTCGCCGCACCTTCGCCCTCTCCGAATGGCGATCTTCGCTCGATGCTGGAGCGCACGTTGAGTGCCAAACTACACTCCGTGCCCGACCAGGCCGTGCTGCTCCTCATCGCCAAGTGCCTCGGCGACGCCCCGATCGGCGAGCTCGAAGCCGCCATCGAGTTGAAGCGCGACAAGGTACGGAGTTGGCCCTTCGTCCCGCTGCTCGCCAAGGACTGCCGCGTCGCCTGGGAGCGCCTGGGTCGCCCGGCGTCCTACGACGCACTCCTCGACGAGTTGGTCGATGCAACCGGCGATGCCGCGCTCGCCGTCGCCCGGAAGATCCTGGCGCATCCTGCCTGCGCCGCGCAGCAGCGCACGCAGCTCCTGCGCATGTTCCCCGGCCTCCACTGGGAGGCCCACAACCCGGAGGTTCCCCATGCCCATCCGCCCTGACCTCCGCCAGTACTACGGCCGCGAGTGGCGCACCGTCATCCGCCCGCGCATCCTGGCCCGCGCAGGTAACCAGTGCGAAGACTGCCACGTGCCCGACCGGGCCACCGTGGCTCGGTCGGGAGGTGGATGGCGGCACGCGGACAACTGGTATGCCCCGGACGGTAGGAGTCCCTGGAACTGGGGCCGCAAGAGTGTGCGCCACGTCCGCATCGTCCTCACCGTCGCCCACCTCAACCACGATCCCGCCGACAACCGCGACGAGAACCTGATGGCGCTCTGCCAGTGGTGTCACCTCCACCACGACCGCAGCCACCACAAGGATACGCGGTGCGTGCGCAAAGACGCTCGCCGGCCGCTCCTGGCCGGCCAGGAGGCCGCATGAGACCGCACGTGGACAACCGCGCTCGTTGCCCCGCCTCCTTCTTCCGTCGGCAACCGCCGCGTCGCCGAGGTATCACAACACCCGAAGGCATCGGCTTCCGCGACGGCCGGTATGACCGCCACTGCCTTCCCGCGCTCCAGTTCCGCCGATCCGAGGACTGGCTCGCCTGGCTGCGTGGCTGGCGCGCCGGCCAGGAGGACCTGCGCCAGGCGGACCTCAAGAACTTCGGCGCGACCCTGCGCCTGCCCTCCCCCGAAAACCGTCAACTAACGTCAAGTGCAGGAGGTGCCGCCGCATGAGCTGGGAAGCGAAAATCCTGCCAGTCTCCCCTCGGGCCCGCGAATGGATGGAGGTGCTCGGGAGCCTCACCGTGCGCGTCCTCGAGCCGTTCCCCGTCCGCAACTGCGCCTGCGGTGGCTACGCCGATTTCTATCGCTTGGACGTCGCCAGTCTGACCGTCGAGCAGCGCGACCGTTTATGCGCGCACCTCACCGAGCAGTTCGATCTGCCCATGCCCTTCGTCCAGCACTTGATGGACAACCCCGACCACGGCGTCCCCATCCTCGCCGAGGACGTCTACCTGCCTCTGCCCCTGGCCTACGTGGTGTGAGTCATGCGGACACGAACGACCCTCTATCTCGAAACGACGGAGGTCTCCCCAGAGCGCACCGCAGCCGAGGTCGTCGCTCTCCTGGTGCGAACCGGCGCGCGAGAGATTGCGATGTCCTACGACGGGGGCCAGAAAGTGGTCGGTTTGCGCTTCGTCATCCAAGTCGGTCCACATCAATTACTGTTCGCACTGCCGGCGCGCACCGCGCCGGTTTACGACTATCTACTCCGCCAGATCAAGGCGCGACGCACGTGGTACGGCAACCAAGACCAGACCAACAAGCTGCGCGCGAAGGCGGAACGAATCGCCTGGCGGCAACTACTCCGCTGGATACAGGCACAGGTGGCGATGATCCAGACCGGCATGGTGCAGACCCACGAAGTCTTCCTGCCGTATTTGCAACAGGGCGGCCAGACCCTGTTCGAGGCGTTCATTGAGCGCGGTCTGAAAGCGCTTCCGGCACCCGCAGTAGAAACCACTCAACCGAGGGAGGTTGTATGAAGCAGCCACGCGATCCGGAGACCCCCAACGAGTGGCAACTCGCCGTCGATGCCGCCGATGCCTGCCTGGCGCTCGACGCGGCGCGGCAGTACGGGATGGACGAAACGGTCAACGCGATCGCGCAAGCCGCCGACGCCGAGACTCAGCGCCAGGCCCGCATCGCCGCCGGCGTCGAGCACACCTGCGTGGTCTGCGGCTGCTCGGAGTCCCGCGTCTGGGCCAAGCCAAACCTGTGCAGCCGCTGCGCTTCTGCGGCCAGGCAGGCCTACCCATGATCGACGAGTTCGCCGCGCTCCGCTCAGTTTGCGCACGCAAGCCGCATGGCGTCCGTGCGCGGTATGTCAGCGGTTGTCGCTGCCTGCCCTGCCGCGCCGCCGCCGCACGATATGAGTCCGGACGCCTGGCCGCGCGCCGCGACGGCGACTGGAACGGCATCGTAGCCGCCGAGCCAGTGCGTCGCCATCTACTCGAGCTCTCGCGCCAGGGTGTCGGCTATGAAAGCGTCGCCAGTGCGTCCGATATCCGAGCCGCGACCCTGCTCGGCATCAAATTGGGTCGCCAGCTCCAGTGCCGCGCACGCACCGCGCGTAAAGTGCTGGCCGTGGACGCCAGCGCTCGAGGCGACCGCAGTCTCGTCCCGGCCGGCCGCACCTGGCGCATCCTCGATAAGCTCCTCAACGCCGGCTACTCCGCCGCCCAACTCGCCCGCTGGCTCGGCTACCGCACTCCCGCACTCCAGTTCCACCGCCAGGAGATCACCGCCCGCAACGCTCTGCGAGTCGAGCGGCTCTATCGCCTGATCGACGCCGGCAGGTTGAGGCGGCCGTGAGTGTATTCAGCGACATGCCGCGACCCAGCCGCCTCCGGTCAAAAGACATCCACGCCGGAGCGCTGCTGCTGTTCCACACATCGGAAGGACGCGACGTGAGCGTTTACATCAAGTCGATCGCGGATGGCAAGGTGCACTTCGCACCCACGCCGAACGCACGTCCACGATGGTGGCTGCCGTACCCCTACGTCAAGGAATGCGGAGTCCTAATCCGCCCATGACCCGCCGCCTCGAGCACTGGCGTTGCGACGTCTGCCGCGAGCGCGGCAGGGTCCCCTCAACGCGATCCGCTGGGGCGTTGCTCCAGCGCGTGCTGGCCCAACACTTCGAGCGGTCCAGCGACTGCCCGCTGGCCGCCCGGCAGCCACTGGTCGACATCGGCCACGACGGCGCCGGGTGGGTCCTGGGCCGGCCACAGTCCACCGGCCCGCCCGCCGACAAGCCAGCATGACCATCACCTTGATCGACCTTCGCGCCGCCGGCGGTGCCGGCCAGCTCATCCAGAACACCCAGAAGCTCGACACTCAGCCCGACCTGCTGATCGTCCGCTGGTCGGACGGCTCGATCTCCACCGTCGCCTTCACCCGGCCCGCCGCGCCGGCGCCGACGACGGGGCCTGCCGCGTAGACGGACGTGCCTGACCTGACGTCGCGCCCCTACCGGCCCGATCCGGCGTACTGCTGCGAGGCATGTGTCTTCGGGCGCGGCGACCACGCGGAGTGGTGTACCCGGCGCGGTCCTCCGACCGTGCACCGTTGTCAGTGGATCTGCCGTTTTTTCTGTTGGCTCGGGATCCACCGATGGGACTACCCAGGCGGATATTGCGAGTGCTGCGGCGTCCGCGACACGTTTTTCGATCCAGGCCCTCGCGCGCAGGTGTAGTTGCGCCCGGTGGCGCAAGCAAAGTAGCGCGCCGGCGCCTGCCCACACCCCGCCGCAAAAATTATTTCTGCCGCCGAATCAACGATCTAGCCCCGATCCCGCCAGCGCAGTACTTGACAAGTACAGCGCAACGCGCGATCCTTTAATCGTGAGCAAACAAACACAGGCAGCGAGGCAGGCGAGTGACGCCGCCCGCCTGTTACAGAGCAGGCGCCGGCATCGGCGCGGGGGCCGGCCAGTAGTCCTGACGCCGTGCCCCTGGTGCCGCCAGCAGTTCGGCGCCGCGGCCCTGCGCCGCCACCTGCCACACTGCCCCCAGCGACAAGCACGATGACGGAATCCTAAGGAGGGAATAACCGTGACAACTCACAAATGCACCACGCTGAGCGGCGAGCGGATCACGCTCGCCTCAGACGATACCCTGAGCCTCGGCTTCCTCGGGCCACATGGCATCATCGAGGAGAGCACCCCTACCCAACTCGCCAGCACATTCAGCCGGCGCACGCTCCTGCGCGTGGCGAGCCGCTATCCGGCGCACGCCAGTGAGCGCTCCAAGATCGGCCGCGCACTCGCCGACGAGCGGGCAGAGACGATCGGGTTAGACCGGGCGGCCTGAGCCGCCCCTCCACTTGGCCGCGCCCGAGCGGCGCGGCCAAGTGGGGAAGGGAAAGACATGACGATGATCGAGATCCGCAAATGGTCCGAGCGCCAGGCTCAGTTGGGCACCATGACGCCGGCTGACTATCTCGCCGAGCACAACCGGTGCGCTCTGGCGATGGGGCAACCCACCATCACGGCAAACGATGATCTGCTCGACGATTACGCCGAGGCGCATGGCGACCGCGCCAAGCGGTACGGCCGCATCATTGCCGCCATCGCCGCGATCCCCGTCCAGAGGGAGTACGCGGGACTCGTCAACCGCCTGGAATGGCCCGACAACGGCGCCTGCAACGCAGCTCGACTACTCATCCGCAAGGGTGGGGAGGTCGCGGCACGCACCCGTGATTATCTGCGCCTGCGGTACGATCGAGTCCGCCGTGCCAGTGATCTGGTGCTCGACCAATGCTTGCTCCTCGGCACGGGCCACGGCTGGGGCGATCAGGATTTCCACGACGGACCGCGGTATCCGTAAGGACCGGGCGGCCTGAGCCGCCCCTCCACCGCTGCCCACCCCAGGCGGCGGGCAGTGGTGGGGAAAACCCAGCCCGGAAGAGCGAGGGCAACCCGCGCCGGGCAGAAAGAAAGGAAGAAAGCCATGAAAGACACGACTCAAAAGATGCTAGACCAGCTCGACGCCGCCCACGATTGGGCATTCGGGCAAACCCGTGGTGGTGACGGTACTTATCTGACTACCACCGATATCTGCCGCGTCTGCTCACTGCGCCGCCACTGGGTGGATGACTCCCAGAACGACATCCACAGTGACTACCGCTTTTCGGACGGCGAGACCGGCAAGGATCTCTCCCTCCGCCAAGCCGTCGCGCGCGGCTGCGCAGCGTAGAGCAGCACCCGGCCCTTCCGCTTACGGACCCGCAAACGGGGGGCCGGGCAGCCTGCCTCCGCGTGAGACAGACTGCCAGCCCCAGGGAGGCTCACGCCACCCGCATCATCGCCTCCCAAACACTCGCCGCGCGAAATCGTCGCGCTGCGCGCTCGTGATCTGCGCGTAGATCACCGTGGACTGGATGTTGGCATGCCCGAGCCAGTCCTGCACCCGCCGAATGTCGCTGTCCGGGCGCCCCATCAGCCAAGTCGCCACCGAGTGCTTCAGCACGTGGAAGTGCCGCTTCTCCGGTGCCAGGCCCGCCGCGGCGCCGTAGCGCTTCATCAGCCGGTCGAGTTGGTAGCGGGAGATTCCCCGTCTCCGCCGGGACGGGAACAGTGGGCCCGGATCGTATCCCCGCACCCTCAACCACGCCCGCAGCGCGCGCAACTCCTCATCGGATAGTAGGTGCTCCCCGCTCCGGGATCCCTTCAACCGGTGGACGTAGATCCGGCCGACCTTCAGCCTGACGTCGGCCACCTGGAGCAGCCCCACCTCGCTCGCCCGGAGGCCCCGCCAGAACGCCACCGTCCAGATCGCCCGGTCTCGGAGGCCCTTGATCGCCGAAAACAGCGCCCGTAACTCCTCTTCTGTCAGGTACTTAGGAGTCACGCCGAACTCCACAAATCAGTCATTCTGTTGCGTTCGCGCCCCTGGCCGCACGCAGAATCAATCACTTACAGCACGTCGGCAGGGGTCCAGCTTCACTGTAATGTGGAGTTGACTGGTAAAACGTGGGAATCCTGGGTAATCGCCGGTAGGCGCCGGCGGCCCCAGGCTCCGGAGTGGGCCAGCGAGGAGATGCGCCAGCCGTCCCAAGGCCGCCTACTCTTGGGTGGGTAGAACCACGCTACCCTGCACGTCGGCGCCGGAGGCCTCCGGCTGCACCGCGGTCCAGACGGCAGCTCGACAGCAGCGCCGCCCGGCTGAAGATCGCCTCGTAGCTGATCGTGTACCGTTCCCGGTTGCCCTTTGGCCAGATCGCCAGGAACCCCGGGTGCAGTTCGATCACCAGCGGCCGCCCACGATGAGTGTTCTTCGTTTCCCGCTGGATGATCCGGCGAACGAGTGTCATCGGTCGGCCTCCACTTCGAGCCAATGCAGTCGGCCCTCCAGCTCCGCAACCTTGCCGGCGAGCTCATCCAGCTTTCCCGCCATGGCCAGCGCCTCTTCGACGCCGTGGTCCTCGGTCTCGGCGTCTCCCCGTCCACACGCCTCCACCAGAAGCGCGTCCAGGAGCTCCTTCATCGTCGCAACACTCCACTGCTCCCCATCGTAGATGCTGACCCACATCACACCCTCCCACTCTGGCTCTGGGCAACCAGCTCGTCGTCGTCACCCTGCGGTTGGTCCTTCGAGGGCGCCGGCGGATCGCTGGCCAGCATCGATATCCACAAGCACACCAGCGCCAGGACCACGAGCAGCGCCGCCAGCACACCACCCGCCCGCAACCAAGGGAATCGAGGGCGAGGGGCCTCCACTCCCCCGCCCTCGAGGTAGCGCAGGAACTCCTCCTGCGCCCTGCGATCGTACTCGCCGAACTCCGTCACTCCTTCACCGTCCCGCCGAATTCGGCTTCGCACGCCCGCCAAAACGAGCAGTACTTGCGCCCGCAGATCCGAGGATGCGCTCGATTCGGCATGTAGAGTCCCGCCCGGATGACGTCGCGCGCCAGTGGATACATCGTGTCCACGAAGCGCAGATCGGACTCTTCCACCTCGAATTCGAGTTGGACCAGCTTGGGCGTCTTGTTCTTGACCAACACGTCGATCCGCCCGCGCCCCGAGGCCTCGGGCAGCAGCCGCCGATAAGTGGCCACCTGAAATACTTGATCCGGATCCACGCCCGAGGGTGTGTTCCTTACGCTCTTTAGGTCAATGATCGTGCCGTGCTGGTCCACCAGGTCCACGAACCCACGCACATGGACCCCGCCGATCTCGCCCCAGACTTCGTGCTCGGTCAGTTGCGGCTGCACCTGCGGCGCCACCTGAGTCATCCAGATGTTCACCAGCGCCTCGCCCGTGGCTTCCAACTCCACCGCACTCTCGTCGTCGCGTAACTGCACCTTCTCTGACGCGAGTTCGCCGCCGAACGCCAACTGGAAACTCTTCTGAGCTTCAGCCAGCGGCAGGTCGCGCCTGGACAGTTTCTTGAATTGCATGGCGATCTTGGCGACCTTGTGAACGGCCCGGCCAAGCGCCAAAGCGCCGCCGCCGACGTCCGGCAGCCCCCGAACGTATTTGAAGTACCACTTCGCCGCGCAACCGATCAGCGTCTTGGTCTGGCTGGGAGAGAGCACCTCCCCCAACCCACCGAGCTGCTCTACAGTTGCGGTCGCCATGTGAGGTACCCCGCATCACCCGCCCGGATGAACATCGTGACGGCTAGTTTCTGGACCGTCTCCTCGCTGAACCGCACCGAGGAATCATTGGCCGCCGCCCACTTCTCGGCGGTCTTGACCGCCCGCACGGACGCGACCAAGAACTCCGTCATCGCCGCTTCAAAGTCCGCCTTCGTGGGGATGCTTGTGGGGCCGGCTTCAGCCGGCCGTCCGTCTTTCCCGTTCCCACTTGCGCCGACCCCCTTCCCGTGGGTACCATTGTCTCCGGGATAACCTCCCACTTCCCGTCCACCGGGCCCGGCGGCAGCCAGCTTCTGGGGCCCGGTGGCGGGGGTCGTGAAGTCCACGGTCCACTTCAACCCACGCCGGTTGCCGTCTCGCACTTCTTCCTTGCAGACCGAGAACGGCTCTCCCGGCCGGATCCTCAACGTCTCGATTTGCTCCGCCACCTCCGGCTCGAGGTAAGCGATCCGGTTGTCAGTCAGACTCACCATCACCTGATCGCCGTAGCGGCCTTCGACCCGCTTCGGTTCCGGGAACCGCGGATCGATCGCCACCACTTGCGGAACATTCGTCTCAAACCGCACTTTCTCACGTGCCATTTCACTCACCTCCACAAAAACTCACGCTGCCGCCGCCCACGCCACCATGCGCGCCGCGAACTGATCGTGCAGCACCCCGGCCACCTGCGCTCGTTGCCGCGCTTCGAGCGGCGCCAGCTCGCGCTCGATGAGCGCCGCCAGGCGCTCGCCCACTCGCCGCAGATCCGGCACCTCGCGCACCGGCTCGAGCGCCCGCCGCGCTATCGGCCCCAACTCCAGCGCCCATTCCCAACTCTCTGCCCAAACCCGCGCCAGCTCCCGCCACTCGGCCGCTTTCCGGTCGTACTCCCAGAGCACGTACAGGTACTGCGAGTTTTTTTCCCCCGCTGCCGTCGCTGCCCGCCCCTTCGAGCAGTACCGCTCGCGCCGGCAGATCGCTTTCGGCGATCTCGCTGCCCGGGCGCACGAAGCGGCCCTCGAACTCGAAACCGTTGACCGCGCTCGGCGCCACCCGCCCGAGCATTTTGGCGAACGTCACTGCGCTTCGCCGTGTCGCCGTCCTGGGAATCCGAACCATCCGTCCGCTGTCGTTTTCCATGGCGATCATCAGATTATCATGCTCGCGTGAGCTTGTCAAGAAAAATCTTGCTAACGCGAGCAATTCGTGGTAACCTGTTGACATGGCAAGGAAACGCGGCAAGGATCCCCACGCTCAGGCGCTCAACAGCAAGCGTAACGCGAAGATGTCGCCGGAGCGCCGCAGTGAGGTTGCCCGACACGCTGCGACTGCCCGCTGGGCGGCCATGTCACCCGAGGAACGTTCCGCGGCCGCCAAACGCGCCGCTCAGACCCGCCGCAAGCGCCGCCCCAAGAAAGCCTCGGCTTGACGATTGCGTCTGCGCCGGTGAGCGCCGAAGTCCTCGGCCAACTCGAAGTCCTCGTCCTCCCAGTGACAGAGTTCGTCCTCGAGGAAGCAGTGCTCAACCCTCATCGGCGACCTCGACCGGGCGCCCGTGCCGCCGCCGCCCATCGTGCCGCTCGTCGCACACGCCCTGGCGCACGAAGTCACGGTCCACCTGGTCCAGGACGCGCTTCTCCATTTCCAGCAGCGCCACGCGCAGGCGCAGGCTCAGCCAGACGTTGAATCCCTGGGAGGCCAGCGCCACCACGCTCACCACCACCGCAATCAATCCGTCGCTCATGGCTTCTGGCCCCCCTTCACGAGATCTCGAATCGCCGCCCCGTGGTGTTGCCGCAGTACCGACAGTTCCTCCGGCGACTTCGTTTGCAACCCGCTGAGCACCTTCAGGATCAGGACGCCGCGCACCTTACCGCGTTCCTCGGCATTCGCCAGCTGCCACACGTCCAGGGCCTGATCCAACCCGAGACTCTTGAACCCGCGCGTGAATCGGTCCGTGGTCGCCTGGCGCAGGACTCGCACCAGGTCCTCTCGTGTGAGGTTACCCGCCTTCATCTGCTCCGCGATGATCGGCCCCGCGGGTTTGTGTTGCCGCAATGCCTGCGCGACGTCTGCCCTGGCCCGCGCCCGCGCGTAGCTCTCCTTCGGCTGCGCTCCGGCTGGGCGGCGTTCTCCGAGTAGTTCGGCTTGGAGCGCCTCCGCCGGCGTCTGCGTGACGTAACTCGGTGCCGCGGTGATCCCGATCATGGGCAGGACCTGCATGGCGACGCCCGCCCCGCGTTGCCGCTCGCGTTGAATGTTCTGGAAGGCGTAGGGCCGGATCCCCGTGAAGTACTTCAGGCTGTCGAGGACCTGCTTGTAGGCCGGGTCATGCGGATCATGGATCATCGTGCCCCAGAAGTCCTCGTTCGTCAAGACGTCGGCAGTCCGCCCGACCAGGGGGTTCAGTTTGTTCCGCGCGGCTTGCAACGGGTGCGCCTGGCCGAGCCCCAATCCGAGCCAGTGCACCTGATCCTTCATGTAGCCCGGCCAACTGAACCGTTCTGGGCGACCCTGCTCGTCGTAGTTGCCAGTGCGCGGAAAGAAGTAGTCTTTGCGATCGTCCGGGAGCCGGCCCCACCGCAGGTAGGCGTAGACGGCTCCCATGAACCCGATCAGCATCGGCAGTGCCAGCACGTACGCCATGCGATGCGTGAACTCCGGCCTCCCCGGCGCCCCGAACTCAGGCGGCGGTCCACCGCCCGCCGGCGGCTCTCCGCCGGCCGGCGGCGCCGGGCGCCTACCGACGATCCTCCGTCCGATGCGCCCGGCCTGCCGGGCGTAGTCGATGTAGCCGCCTCCGAGTTCGCGGAACGTGCCGAGGTTCCACCCCAAACTCTGCACGCTGATCATCCCGAGGTCTTTCACCGCGCGGTTCCAGAACAGGTCGTCGTAGACGAGTTGGCCCATCCGGTTGTCCACCGAATCCCAGCAGCGGGCGAAGACTTGGCGGACCTCCTCACGGGTGGCGTTCTGCGGCAGCCGTGCGAGTTCGAACTGCGCCATGTCGGCGAACACCCCGAGTTTCTGCCGAGGCACAACCCACTCCATGATCGGCCAGGCCGCGGTCTCCATGACCGCCGGCAGCGCCGTGAGAAGTACTCCTGCCGGGTTCTTCGCGGTCCAGAAATCCGCCAGCCGTTCCCGGAACTTGGTGCGGTAAACCGGATCCATGCGCGCGCGCCCGCCGCCGGCCAGCATCGCTTCGATGATCTTGACGGTCTCCGGGTCCTGGTTCGTGGCCGCGAACCACTCCCGGATGACCTTGTTGCCCTTCAGGACATTCTGCACCGGCGAGATCGGTACTTCGAGTACCCGCTGGACCGCCTTCAGCGGCATCCCTGCCGCGAGGTACTTGAGCGCGATCGCCAGCTTGGACGTCGCCGCATCTACCGAAGTGAACCCGAGGTGGAACCCGCTGAAGCTCAACGACCACTGGACCATCAGGTTCGCGCTGCCCAAGAGGGGTCTGAACCAGCCTTTCTGCCGCAGGCCCGGGCTGAGGAAGTTCTTCAGCACGACCACCGCGGACTCCGGCATAAACCACTTGCCCTTCAGGACGAACCCGCCCAGCGGGAAGGTCGCGCTGCCCTCCGCCAACTCCATGCCGTAGCGAATCTCCTTCAGCCGGCGCAGTTCCGGGTGCGCGTCGAGAAACTCCTCGAACCAGACGAACGTCGCCGGCGCCACTCGCTCGAAGGCCTCCGGCGCGTGGACATACGCCGCCACCAGGTTGGCCATCTTCTCGGCCTTGCGGCGGACGTACCGCCGGAAGTGCGTCGGCGCCTCCTCGCCCAGCCGCAGGTCCGCGAGCAGGCGCAACTCCTCGCGGTAGGGCTTCGTCTTGACCAATTGCTCGGAAAGCTTGTAGCGATGGTCGAGCACGTGCCCGATCTCGTGGACCAGGACGCTCTCCGGCCCGGCGAACCGCGTCTTCACTTCGCCCTTGCCCGGCTGCGCGTACCCCCACGCCGGCCCGCGCAAGGTGGCCAGCCGCTCGTGGGTAATCCCCAGGCTCTTGGCGAATTCCTCGAGCCCGCGCATCATCTCCGCATCGAACGCCTCACGAACCTTGATCTCGGGCGGGCCCCACACCGTTCCGATCGGGTCGGGTGTCTCGGTCCACCCGAACGGCGGCCGCCCGCCCAGCGCCGGCACGAACCGCGCCAGGCCCAGGTCCTTCATCTCCCGGATGAAGCGGTGCGCCAGCAAGAAGCGGTCCATCTCGCGCAACTTGAGCAACACCAGGTCCACCGGATTCCAGCTCACCGGTTCGAGCCCGGCTTCGAGCCCCTCGCGGAAGAACAGGTACGTGCGTTTCTTCAGGAACGCTTTCGGCCCTTCAAGCGGCCGCCGCCCGAAAATCGCTCGCCAGATTTTGGTTCGCTCTTCCGTGCTCCGCCGTTTCCAGATGTGCGGGAAATAGGTCTCGTAGTACGCGGTGAGCTTCCCCTCGCCCAACCCCTGCACCTCCCGGCGATGGTTGTCCAGCAGGTTGCGGAACAATCCCGCGATCGCGTCCAGGTCAGTGTTTTCCTGGGCCTGGCCCTCCTCCATCCGGTCGATGAACTGTTCGACAAATTCGTGCGACTGCCCCCGGAAAAACTTCCGCGCCTTGCGCAGCGTGGCTTCGGCCTGGTCGAAAGCTCGGGCGGTTTCCGCGCCGTGCGCACGCAGGCTTAAAGCGCTCTGGCGCGCCATAACGTCCAGACTCGCGGGCGCAAAGGTCTTTCGGACGTCCTGCCTGAACTCCCGCACCGCGTCCGCCGCCGCCCGCAGACCCTCGAGCGTGCGGCTCGGCTCCCCGGTCACGGGTCCGCTGACGGACGCCACCGGCGCCGCCGCTGCCGCCGGCGCCGGGGTAATCATCCGCATGAGCAGCGGTTCGTCTCCGAACAACCCCTCCTCCGGCAATGCATCGAACTTCGGATCGAACAACTCGCCCTGCGGCGGCTCGGGGATTTCGCTGAACAGACCGGTCTGGGTGGTGCCGGCCGCCTTCCTCAATTTCCGCCGCGCGTTGTTGCGCGTCAACGCGGTGTTGAACTCCGCGGTCAGTCGCTCGGCTTCGATTCGCCGCTGCTGTTCGGCTTCGGCTTCTCGTTGCTTTCCGGTGTCGAAGTCGGGGAAGAGCTCCCGCTGGAGAGTGGGGCCGGCTTCAGCCGGCCGTCCGGAAACATCTTGTCGAACGTCTCGTCGAACTTCCCCTCCTGGTAGGCCTCGAGCAGCTTCTCCAGGTTGCTCACTGAGTCTTTGGACATCTGCCAACACCCTCCTAAAATCCGGCGCCGCCCGGCGAAAAACCGCCAGTGCTTCGCGCCCATGCGCCGCCACAATGTACTCCAAGTAGCGCCTGATGAGGTATCGCGCCTGCTCCCGATCGAGCCCCAGCAGCCGCCACCCCACAGGTCCCTCGGCCAGGTGGGCCCCGAGTTCCGCAGCCAGGATCTCCGTGTCACGTGGATATCCGCGGCTGATCAGGTTGTCTGTGGCGGCATCAGCGAGTGGATCGGTGAGGAAGTACACCGCACCGTCCTCACCCATCAGGTTCCTGACCTCCGGCGAGATCTGGAACTGTTGTGCATGGTGAACCTCATGGCGTGCCGCCCTGACGGCCGTAGGGCCGGCCTGGACAACAACCACATGTCCCGTCTCCGCACCTGCCGCTTCGAGGACGTCGGCGAACGCGTTGGCTGCCGAGTCGCGGACTGTTCGCAGGCGTCTGATGACTCGAGTAACGCGGTACGCCTCCATCAACCAACCGCCCAAAGGACCGTGCACCTGCTCGGCCTCCTGGAGAACCAGCATCGCCTGCTGGTTGACCAAGACGAGGGTCGGATCCTGCGTTCCACCCTGGATTAACCGCGCCTCGGCGTCCGCACCCATCTCTCGACCCGTGTCATATCCCCGCCAGGGTTTCAACGGCTTCCCGCGCAAGTGCCAGGTTTCCCCCCGCTGCACCGTCCGCTCGAACGCCGCCGGGAGTTGCTCCCGCATGAAGACCACCGGCTCCCCGGCGCCGGCGGCCTTCGCCTTGCCCTTCCGCTCCGCGCGCTCGATCTCTTCGCGTTTCTCGATAAACGCCGCGCGAAACGCTTCCTCCGGAGTCAACGCCGTGAAGAACGACGCCGGCGCAGCCGGACGTCCGTTCGCCTCTTCGCCGGCGAACGCGCGAAACACTTTCGCCG